CCCCTTCTATGTCTCCTTCAATTTCTCCTTCAATTTCACCTTCAATTTCACCTTCACCTTCATCTTCACCTTCAATTTCTCCTTCAATCTCCGCTCCAAAGTCTTCTACTTCTTCACCACCTTCGACTCCTACATCTTCTCCTTCGTCTTCAGGTGCGTCTCCTTCTGGGTCTTCTTGTTCCACTACAGAACCACCCTGTGGATTTACAAATCCTGAGCCAGTTCCAATCCCAACAGCGGATTGTTCATGTAAAGTACCAACATAGTTACCTATTTGGTTAAATCGTTTGAGTTCTTCTTCTAAAATTCTATCTAAGTTCATTATCCATTTAGTAATGTGCGACCATCTTCGGTCATCATAGTTTTATTAACCTTCTCTACTAATCCGTCTCTACTTCTTAAAGTATAACATTCCCCAGTTTTTAAATCACAAATCTCTTCCTCCTCAACTTTTGATTCGTCTTCAGTTTGTATATCTTTGGTTTTTTCTACACCTAAGTAATTATTTAATTTTTTTTCTAGATTGTCCATAGTATATGTTTTATAGATAAATATCTACTATTAAGTAAAATTACCCTCCTGAGTTATAAGATTGTGGTTTGCCTGTAAAATTATCATCTGGAAGAACTGTCGGTTGGATTACGATACCTAGTTTTTTACCAATAATATCTGTTATCATCTCTGGTTTTAAGTAACTTACACCGTCTTCTAACCTCCACGCTACCACTTCACCTATATTATTAGTAGCCTCTGTTAAAATACTATTCCATACCGTTTTAAGATAACCGTTTATTTTATCTTTCAGTTTCCCATCTAAAGCATTTCTGACTTTAAAACATGGGCACATCTTATTGGTATTAAAATCATTATGACCAAAAATTATTTCCTTATAAACATTTCCTGACACACCATTCAAAGGGGATTCAACATCTGTTGGCCATGAGGTAGTTCCTGCAGGTCCAAATATTTTTAATATAATAGTATTATCGTCATTCTTTACTACCCTAAAAATCGCTTGTTTGAATAGTTGGTATAAAAGAAATTTCTCTAAAGTACTCTTCTGAGCAGAAGTGGCTAATTCACCTCCAGAGGCTTGGTACGTTTTAAGTCCTGCACAATTGGATATGACTGCAATCCCTAATGAATTATTATTAGCATCCATGGTATGAGCTCCTTCATATGAAGACGGCCGCGCTGTTAATACTGTCGCTTGACTGTCTCTATCAATAAGATAATGAAAACCGATACCAGCGTATCCCATTTCTTTATGTGTAAAATTAATAGCAGAAACAGGGTTATCTCCTAAATCTACACTACCTGTAGAATGTACAATTAATCTAGTGATTTTACCACCCATTGGTAAAGCTGGTGGGTGTTCCCCTCTATCTTTTTCACTTCCTTCAGCTGAGAACCCACCTACTTGTACGTCGTTCTCTACTTTTCCTTTAACTCTTTCAAGGAAAGATTTATTAACTTTAGCTACAATATCATTAATGTCTGGTAAATCAAAGAACGGTGACCTTATACCTGTAAACGATGTTTCCATATTATTAGGACTAATATTATGTTCAACGTCTGTAATTAAGTAAGGTCCAGTAAACATAGGTACATGTCTTAGATTAAAATACATAGTGGGTTGGATACACGCATTCCCCATTGATGTAACTTTTGCGGTGTAGGACCTACTTCTATAAATATTAAATAAATTAAGCCCTTGGGTCGATATTGTTTTATCATTAGATGAATCGGCAAGACTTTGAGTTAGTCTAAAACTTTCTGCAGTATTCCTGAATTCATTTTGGTCTAACGATATCCCTTTAAATACTCCTTGGTTTTCGGTTCCAAAATCAACATTAAAAGCTACCACCTTATTACATTTTTGTGGGTCCGAACAATTAGAAAATAGTGGATTGTCTGAAGTTCTTCCTAATAAAAACGAATCAGTATCGTATCTATAAATGTCTGATTGTACATCAATATGTTGTGATGGTTCTCCAACATACATACACAAGAATTTAGGTTTAGAATCTAAGTAATCCACTTCTAAGTGAGTTCCAAAGAGTGAATTGGCCTCCTCACTTGTATTAAATTTAGAAACTTGTTCCCCGTCTACAGATGTAACCCCATAAAAATTGATATAACTAGGTAATGGTAGGAAATAAAAATTATTATCCTTAAGGATAGCTCCTATAAAACCTAATAATGTTGTATTAGCATTTGCGTCCGAATCTATTAACTTGAATGGGTCCACATCTAAAATTGCTTTATCCCCAATATCTCTATTTGCTCTATCGAAAAATAAAAAATCTTCAAATAGTGTTCTTTCCCCAAATTCTTCACCAGCTACCCACTTATCATTCATCGTCTTAAATGTTTGATATAGTTCTAGTTTTTGTACATCTGTTTTAAATATAGGGTCTATATCATCTATTTGTGACCTAGTAGGAACATCATCAAAAATTCTCTTAGAATTAGAGAATATCTCATTAACATGGATTGCATGAGAATCATCTAATTCAATTATTAAATCTACTATTTTAGATTTAAAAGCTTGTGCAAATCCACTTGGTGCTGGGTTTGGTGAGGCTAAGTTTGCCGTCACTAAAACAGCAGACGTTAGGGTTGAGGACATAGGTTGTTGTTTTATTCTTTCGGTAACATACATCCTAATAATTTTTCTGAGATTTTTAATGTTTGGTACTGTGAACTCCACGTCCATATCAATAAAAAAGTCAGTTATTTCAGACCCCACATCTTTGTAATGAAGTGTTGGTAATTCTGGGTCAGTAAAAAACCCTACTTGTTGTCTTAAAGCGTTCCATTCCGCGGGATAATTAGCTTCCGACACGGCTAACGATACATTAGGGGGCAAATTTGATTGATAGGTACCGAAATCATAATGATTTGCGTGACCTACAAATGATTTTAAAACTTTAATGTCTAAATCGTTTTGGTTGTAAAATTTGAAACTTACTCTCTTATTTAAAAAAGTATTAAGTGTGGTTGTTATTTTTTGATTTTGTGCCTTTGCTATATTAAACCCAAATTCACTATCATTATTCGCTCCTTCTACATTATATTGTGAAACCACCAGTAATTCTCTTAGGATAGATTGGAAAGTCATGCCGTTAGTTGTCTCCAAGTTAGATGAATTTAACGTTTCAAAACTATTGTTGTCACTAAAAAACTCTAACCCTTCCAGTCCTGAGTTATAATTCTGTTCGTTCTCACAGAAATTTAAAAAATACTCTTCAAATTTATTTAAAATATCTGGTGAGAATACGTCGAACAACTCTTCTATGGAGTTATAATCCCCAACATCACTAATTTTAAATGGACTCTGCATCACCCTATCATCGTCCACCTTCTTCATATACTCCCATGGTTGTGGTTTAGTGGTACCTGTATGTGAGAAATAACCGTATGGTGCCATTGGCCATAAAAATCTTACTGCTCCATTATGTGTGTCAGTATTTCCAATATATTCGTCTGTATTTACTTCAAATTGGAGTTGAGATTTGTTTAGTCCTCCACTACTTGGGTATAGGATATAGATTGGTTCGGTGTATCCTGATGTAAGTACATCGTGTCTCGTGTCGTAATATGCGTTCCAGAAATTAACACTTAGGTCTTGTCCTCCAGTTCCTGGAATTTGTGGAGGTGTTATGGCGATGTCACTATTTCTCTTAACATTTAATGCCTTACCTTGAATAAAAATATTAATATCTTGACTCGTAACTGGTATACCTGTTATAGTGGTATTATTATAAAGTAAGTCTCCTGTAACAAACCAATGGGTTAAATTAATTAATTCTGGATAAAATCCAAGATTAATCTGAGTAAAATTTCCTCCAACATAATTTTCACCCCCAAAACTTATTGTAGTGTTATCGGTACCCACATCTAAATTATATAACGTACTTAAACTATTGGTTGACGGACTAAATCCTTGAGGGGCATTATAGTTAGTCCAGCAGTTGGATAGGATATCGACACCTGTGTCTAAATGTTTTTTATATCGGTGCCAAATACTTCCATATTTCAGAATCCACGCATAAGGTAATGGGTGTACTGCAGAGACTTGATTTAGGGTTGCAAATATATAATCACCATGAACCGCGACTCCACTATCTACATCAACTAATGCTTTTTCTCTTAATGAAGCTAAAGGTAAAGAATTTAAGAATAGATAAGCAGCACTTACATATGGATTAGGTTGTGTTGCGATATCATTTAAGGTACCTTCTCTAAACGCATTAGTAAAATAAGGTGTATTTAATAATGATACAATTTGTTTCTTACCAGGTGTTAAATTCCCATACTTAGGCCCACAACTCATATCACTTTCAGTTAATAATAAATCATTATTATTTAGTATTTGTGATTGTTCCTCTGAAACAGTCGAATAAAAACCAGTCCAAGATGATTTAGCGTCTAAAATTATTTGAGACCTCTTTATAACAATATCATCATAATCATGAACTGAACTGTCTAATAAAAATTTAGGGTCTGAATAAAAAGGTGCCCCACCAAAACTTGCAAGTTCTTTATCACTTTTAATTTGTGAAGTGAATAATCTTAAATTTTCGGAAACTATTAAACTAGTGGATATACTATATAAATCCTGATAGGAACCTATATTTCTTCCGTTTGCAAGATTTCTTCTTACCCATGGAAGTGATTGGCCGTCTATCCCCACACTATGTGTTAAATCCATAAAAGGAAAAGTATCAAAACTTATTTTATTTGTCTCTTCTTTAGGGATGTTCAAATATTCTTTAATTGTAGTTAAAGAAGTTTCAGTTTCTTCCTCTTCATTACCATAGTTGGTTTGAGTTAGGTCAATAAAGGGATATATCTCATATCGTGCTTTATTAATCATATCTCTAATATATTCTGTATTTATTTCGTCTCTAATCAATAATTGCCATTTCGTTAATGGTGCTAAGTCTTGTAAGAAACTATTAGTGCTTCCACTATACCCATTGGTTGAGAAGGTATTATAATCAAGACTCTGATTTTTTAATTGTTCTTGTAGGTCAAAAGAACCTAATGTTTTTGTTTTCATGTCAATGGACTCTAGGATGGCCATTGCTTGGAGTGTGGGGTACGATTTATTATTCAATAATCTACTATATATTCCTGAATAAAATGTGTGAAGAACTGACCTATCCCATACTTCATAATAAAAAGGAGGGTAACTTGTATCGGCGTACAACATACTATTCATAAAATCAGCTGCACTAATAGGAATCCAATTTTCACCCACACTGGAATTTTCACCACCAATTAAAGGAAAACGGTCTCTCACTGTCATTGACCTTAGGTACTCTTCCACAAACTGCACTTCTGGCCATGTTTCAGGAATATACGCTTTGGTCTGACTTAGTACTGGTGTTGCCCCAGGATAAGTAGAAATAAAGTTTTGACCTCCAGAGTCATTGTCTTCTCGAACATAATAAGCGGGCCATGGATACACAAATTCGTCTTTTTGTAATTGTGAGTTAGGTGCTCCCGACCCTTTTAAAGCATTAAGTCTATCACTATTATCCCTTAGGTCCATCGCTTTTAAATGGGTTTCATTCATTAATCTTAAGAATGTATCCGCTCCTGCAATTACGACAGCAAATAAATTTCTAATGGTGGGGTTAAAACCTATACCTTCATTACCCCTAACAACTCTATTTATGATGTCTGAAAGTTTAGCTTCTATTTTAGATTTTTTCTGATTGTAGGCAGTTTGAATTACACCTATCTTACTTTCAAAGGTATTTGGGGTCCCTCTAAAAATAAACCACTCTGTTGGTCCTTCGGGCATTCCAACTACTTTTTGACCCACAAAATCCTCATATTTAATATCTACTGGGATGAATTCTTCTTTATCGGTACCAAATGTAGGATTAGCAAGTAGTCCTTCATTTCCCTCTTTTATATATTTTTTAATAGTGTCTACCGCTTGTTGTCTTTTTTCAATATCTTCCCCTATTTCTTTTTTCCAGGTATAATATATTAAATCAGTAGCGTAATCTACATATATCCCTGTTTGACTCGTGTCGAGAAATCTTTGGCGCCATCCCCCATCACCTAAAACTCTAGTGGTGTATTGGTCTACTATCTTTCCATAAGATTCTATATCATTAAGAGAGTCAAGATTATAATTAGTTAAAGAATTTTCAATAGAGGTTTCTAATGTTTTAACTTTAAGAACGAGCTCTTTGAGTGTCATGTCGGGAAAATTTTCATCCACTAAACCTTTTCTCCTATAAATGTTATAAACTTCATGTTGTACTTGTGCTCCCCTAGTTGTTGTTATTTTTTGAACCCCCTCTTCCTCACTATTTTTTTCATATTGTCGTGGGTACATGTAAGGAGCATTTAAGACTTCTTGCATAGTGATATCAGCAAGAAGTGCAGATACTCTCCCAATAAAATTACATTGGACGTTATAATTTCCACTAGATGGGTCAAAGCTAGCATTAAATTTATGCATCATTAAATGATATTGAACGGCTTTACCATAAAATCCTTTAACTGTTAATAAGAACATTGGGTACGGTAGTTGAAAAAATGCTGCGTAAGGAGAATTCTGACCTTGTTCAAAAAGGGTCTTACCTCTCACATCTACAAAATTAATAGTAACGGTAGGTATGTAAGCAGAGTTTAAAGAAATTTGTACATTCTCTATCCCAAAAGATTCGGGGTCTCTTTTATTAGTTATGGTTTCTTTTGTGTAGTCTTTACCGGTTAATGGGTCTCTTTTATCCGTATATTGTTTTTGATTAAATGTTCCACCTTCATCGCCACCACCCGTAAAGACATCTGCCCAATCGGTGGTTAAATAATCTTTATCTCCAGGTTTAAGAAAATTAATATTACCTTCAAAAATATCTACTAAAGCCTCAGTTTCTACACCAGCACCACTAATAACCTTACTTCTAGGTACAACTCTAGCTTGTAAATTAAGGTATATTACTAGTTCTTCGTGTTTAACTAACCTTTTTTGAGGTGCGCCGTCCACAAGTATTTGATTCGGGTCTACAAGTACTACGTTTTGTTCCGCGAATTCAACTAAAATATTTTCTGTATTAGTTATCTCATTTGCCATAATAGAAGAAATGGTTATCCACTCGTTGTTTATAATCTTGTAGTGAAGCTACTAAAGGAAAAGGAACAGTCAATACTCTACCATCAGGAATGTTCCATTCTATACCTCCCATTTGTGGGTTTGCCTCTAAAATTAACCACCCAAAATAAGGTGAGTCATAATATGTTTGACTTATTTTATCTAATCTGGACTTTCCTGTTTTATAAACAACTTTTTTGTCAGTGGGTTTGGATGGTATCCCTAAGTAGGGTACTGTAATATTCTCACCGTTGATAACAAAATCTTTATATCTATTATAATATTGTGCCATAACTATATTCTATTAAATTTAAAATTAAATGTGTCGTCTGGGGTATTAACTTCACTACTTAATTTTTGTAAGTTAGTCTCACAAGCACCAACACCAGGTATATCTTTAACGTAATACATTTTTCTTTCTTTATCTTCAGATACAAATGAAGTCTCTAGTGAATCAGTTGTGGTATTTAATCCATCAGTTATGGTGCCTGAATCAGTAACAAATCTATTAACTATTTGTTCTTTTATTGCTTGTAAATTTTTCAGATAATAATCTTCGTTCTTTACAAAAGCTAAAGTTAAGTCTTTACGAGCATTTATAAACCATTCTTCATCATAGGCCATCCCTAATTTATCATATATTTCATCCCATAAAGAACCGTTTTTCCCTTGGTCCAACCCGAACACATCTTGGTAGTAATAGAAATTTTCGGTAGACTGAGTGTCTATAACGTCTTTAGTTATTATTTCATTAGAGAAGATTAGATACTCCATAGCCATATCTTCCGCGATTAAAGTTCCTCCATTAGGTGCTACCTCAAATTGGGTTGGTGATACATATTTTCCTGTTTTTGTAAGGTCTCCTGATTCTTCTGGGTGTAAGGATGAGGATGCGTTTTCACACGGTAACTCATTAATAGAACAGGTAACCCCGTTTGTACCATTTAATGCTCCCACATAATATTCCATTACATTTATAAGATATTTGTAATCGTTACCTAATTCTTGCATGGTTTCCGTAGGTTGGACTATTTGTTGAGGGACTACCGAAGAACTGTGAGTGGTTACTAATCCAGATAGAGAAAGTGTGGTTATTTTTCCATTTTCTATATATCCATCACATCCTTGAGTATTTACAACATTTAATTTACTAATATATGGGGTTAATCCTATTTGTATATCTGCTAAATTAATCCCCGCACCATCAATTTCTGTTAGTACTTGATACCGTGCTTCGTCTAATTTATCTAATAATAAGTTTTTAAGTTTTCTTTTTCTACCGTTAGTTGGGAATATAAGTTCGTGTTTTCTTTGTATATAAGTGTTATGGGCTTTTACTTGAGTTTCATAATCATCGAACATTGTATTAATTTTGTCCGCCACTAAGTTTGGTTGGCCTAGTAAAGTACCTCCTTGGTCTGTGGACGCCCCCGTTCCTGTAGAAATAGTATATGTACCTGTAGTGAATTTCCTTTCTGCCATCAAAACTTGTAAAAGTCCATAATTTCGTGTTGTCATTACAGCTTCTAACTCACGACTTGTTGCCTGAAGATAATCAGCTGATTTAATTGCATACTCATTAAACACTTGTTGATATTTGATGAATCCAGTTTCTCCTGAAGCGGTTTGGGTTACGTCTATTCTATCACCAATGGTTTGTCCATCTTGTGAAGAAGTATCTGTGTTTTCTTCATCAGCAGCCACATCATCTAAATCCTCACCTATTTGACCTATTAGGTCTTGGTTGGCTTCTAACCATGCTTGTTCATCTGGGTCATCATCGGTTACTGTGAATACTGCACGTTTATCATATATTTCCGTATTAGCATAATAGTTGAATGATAGAGCATTTTGTAATCTTTCAACAGGACCTTTTAATCCTTGTCCACCAATGTAATTAAAAGTTAAATTTATACTTGCTATCATAGGTTGTACCCCTATGCCTTCTGGATTCATATCAAATAAATTCTCGTCATAACTTATACTTAATTGTTGAATTACAATTTTAGTGTGGTAAAAATCCCCTATTCTTAATACACAAACTGGTGGAGCTCCAAAGGATGTGTTCTTTGCGTCTGTATTTGTATCTAATTCTCCAGTAGGTAATTTAGTTGGTATGGTTGCTCCTGGTCTTACACATTGATTTAAAAAAGTAAGTCTACTATTTAATCCTTCGGGTGTTATCGCGTGAAATGCGGGTTGGAAGTATTTAAATTTATCTTTAAGACTATCATAGATAAATGGATTGTCTTTTTTCAGAATATCAAAATAATCACATTCTGTTACCATATTTTGAAGAAGATTAATAGCTATTTCTCTTCTTGTGTTTGTTATTTTGGTTGGTTTCTTTAAGGTTACTGGTGTTGGGTCAGGCCTGTCTACCCTAACAAAAGTATCAACAACAGGAGGAACGTATACGGGTTCTGTTTCATCAGGTGCTTTTGCTTCAACATCGATTCCTGAAATTGCTACATATCTACAATCACAAGCAGACGCGTTATAGATTGAGTTTACGTTGGATGTGGTGTCTGGAACATCATCAGGACACAGTCCTTCTCCTAACGCACTTCCTGCTGGTAGTATTATATCTCCACTATCTATATAATCACCAAAAGGTGTTTCCCCCGCTATAGAATAATTTTTCATCATTTGTTTAACCGAGTCTAATCTCCTTTGGGAGAGATTAATATTATAAGCTGCTGGAGCTAAATTACTAGCACCACCTATAAAACTTAATTTTACTATGTTTTTACCATCTTTAACCGCGTTATTAAGTTCAACCATAAAATCGTGAAAACGGGTGCCTTCACCACAACAATTGTTTGTTGCTTCGTCAAAAAATACATTTAATCTACCTTTTTGTGTTTCGTTTGGTTGTTGTGCTTGGTATATTCCTTGGGTTGTAGTCGAATAGTAGGTGTCTGCCAATATATTAAATGGGGATGTGGATGTGGTTCTAGTTGTATCTGGGTCTGGATAATCATTCTCAAAGAAAAATTGTAATTGTGGAGATTCGTAAGCTGTTAACAAACCTATATCATATTCTGTAGTTTCTTCCTGTGGAACTTCATCATTAGTGGTAGTTACAATTTCTTGTACATCTTCTTCGGTTGGTGGTGTTGGACTATTTAAAATAGTCTCTATTTCGGTTATAACATCTGCTCGTATATTCCATTTACGTGCTAAATCATATATGTCATATTTCTTACACCCCGCAAAAAAGGAATCTACAATTGCATTAACCTCCTCATCTGTTAACTTGTTTAATTCTTTTCTCACTAACATATTAAGAATACTTGGGTGGTCAACCACAACCTTAAATCTTAAAGTACCTGTTCTATCCGTGTTATTGTAACTATATATTGGTTCTGGTCTTCCAATAAAGTTATTGGTTGTCCAGTTAGCGTTACTTGCTTCATCCACTTGTAGGTCGTAAGGTGGGAACCACATTACTCTTCCTCCATTAGCTCCTTTCTCACAAGCTGGTAAATCGTCATAAGTTAAACCTTTTTCTCTACTAGTTCTCCAAGCAAGATTTTCTAAAGAAAACATATATTTTTTAACTTTTCCATTCACTATATTACTTGAACCTGTACCACTCTCGTCAGTTCTCCAAGGAGCTATATTAAGGTTAAATGGACTATCTAAGACCGAATAGGTTTCTTTTCTAATATTCATCTCAGTCTTTTGGAGTCTACCATATGTCCAATAAGGTACATCTTTTGTCCATACTCTACAATATTCTTTTCCTATCTCTACTCCGTTTCCATCTGTTGGGTCGGTGTTTTCAAATCTTCTAACTCTCGAACCCTTAGTTAATTCTTTATATCCGTCATTAAAAACCTTACTTACTTGACTTATAGCGTGTCCCACATGTTTTAGTCGTTTAGCGGATTTAGGTACTGATTCCACAATTTGTTGGGTGACTTCTAAGATTGAGCCTTCACGCATTCCATAAGTTGTGGATTTAGTATCGTTAAATTGTGGTGGGATTTCTTGGTCGGTATATACAGTAGTACCATCTGTACTTCCTCCCGGTCCTTGTGATGTCCCTGGAAGTTGGTCTCCTTTGGTTCCAAACCATGAAAATCCTCCAGGTACTGTTCCTTTATTCGCATATGCTTTACCATTAAGACCAAATCTATAATCGGTATCATCAAAATCTTTAGCCACTTCATCAGGACCATATACAGGAACATAATTCTCACCAGCGTATGTGTTATCGGGTGGACTTGTCATATCTACAATCTTACTTCTATTGCTACCAACGTATTGGGGTGGATTAGGTGGGTAATTCCCCACTCCTAATATTCCTCCACCAACAAAATCTATCACTTCTCCAAACACAGCACCAATAGCGGTTTGTGCTTGTGCCCCTTCACCATATTGTGGACCATATTTATTATATCTTATCGCTTTAAATAATTGTGACTTTTGTCCACCACCAGTGTATTCTAAAAACCTATCAGATGGTGACTGTCTTCTTCGTGGTATACCTATTAAACTTCCCAATATTCCAGTTATGTCTGAAACTATTTTCCCTACCGTACCTAAACCTCTTGGTTCTTCTATTTCAAAATAATCTCCAGGGATATAGGAAAAAGGTAAATAAACCCCAGTTAATCTCGAAACAAAATCTAGTCCTTTACCTACTAATGATTTAGGCATTGTTATATGAAAATCTCTCTCAATTAAAGAATCTCTCCCAGATAATATGTCCGCTGCTTGGAATGGGTCTTTAAATCCTTCTAAAAAGTTTAATCTTCCTATTGTTTGTTGTTCTAACTCTTGCCCTATTCTATATTCAAATTCTTTCTTTAGTTGTATAGCCCCTACCTGTTGTAATAGACTGTCATCTATAAGTGCGGGGTCAGACAACAATCCTTCTGCTGTTACCCCTAATAATATTTGTCCTGGTGAATAACATTTAGCTATACTATTGTGGCTCGTTATTCCATTACCACCTGGTGGAGTAAAACTATCTGTGTATAACCCTAAATTAGTTGTACTTAATATTATGGTATTAATTTCTGTTAAATCATCAAAGCCACCTACTGGTCCGTATTTGTTTGCAAGGTAGAGTTGGTCTAAAAAGAATTCTCCAATGTCTAGCGCTGTAGGTAAATCCACAACACCAAAATCTCTAAATGAACTTATGGTGATTTGACCCGGAAACTCAGTACCACCTCCATTTGTAAGAAGTGTTCCCGTTGGGGTATGGTTGGGGTCGACTAAGCCTAATGCGTTCCCATCCAAATTTCTACTTAGAATTTGTTTTCTTAGGTTTTCAGTTGCTTTAAATGTTAACTCACTTGCCATTCTTTTTTTATAATAAATATTTTAATTCTTCTTTCTTATCCTACCCAAAAGCTGGACCACCAGTTTGTTGTTCTTGTTTAGGTGTTGGTTTACCTGTAAGATTAGTTTGGTCTAGTTTATCTTTTAGCCACATAAGTACTAAATTATTATCTAATAAGTTTTTAACGTCTATATTCATATTAGGAGATAAGATATTAGCATTTCCTGACAAATTAACATCTACCGACATTTTGTCTGTTCCTCCTCCACCACCTTCTGTTTGTGGAAGTAAGTCCTCTATAGTTAGGTTGGACCCTGCAATTGCACCCGCTGGTAATGATTTATTAATTTGGGTTTCATCAAATGCGGCTATTATATCATTAGGGGAGGTTCTTACTTTTCCAAATTCGTTTGATATAGTAGTTGTTCCTTTTGTGAAATAGTCCTCTACTATGGCCGCGTCCCCTTCTGCATTTGCAAGATTAAAGAACTCTAATCCTGCTCTAAAATAACTACTCGCGTCCTCTCCAAATATACCACCTAACGCCCCAATAAGTTCGTCCCCAAACATTGCCGCGGACGATTCAATTGCCGCCATATCACCAGTTCCACTTATAATTTCCGTTAAACCTTCTTTTAAACCTGTACCCATTAATTTACCAAAAGTACCTACAAAATCACTTGCCTCAAATCCTCTAATAATAGCTTCCGACAATTCAGGACCAACTTCTTTTGCAAATGTTAATTCTGTTGCAAGTTGTGCTTTAAGACCTTCTTTCTGGATTGCCTCCATAGCGGTCATCGACCTAAATAAAATTTCTTTTTCCTCAACTGCCGACATAGCTGCATCTTTGTCGTCATCTTTTTTCATTGATTGTCTTAATAATTCTATTTGTCCTGATTGTAAGTCTTCTAACGCTGTAAATTTCCCTGGTTCTAATTCTATTTGATATTTACCGTCTTTAAATTGAGACATACTTGCGGCAAATTGTTGTAGTTGTTCTGCGTCTTCAGACCCTGCAAACGCAGCTAGATTCATCTGAGACATCGCGATAGTCTCCTGTTTGGCCATTTTGACTGAAGTAACATAGTCCTCATAACTAACCCCTAATTGTTCCGCCATTGCTCTCATTCTTCTCATTTCTGTTGGAGAGATTCCCATTTCTCCAGTCTCCTCATTAAACATAATAGCTGATTCTCCTGCTCTAATCATCGCATCTTGTAACCCTTCTAAATCGGAAGTAGCCATATACATTAATTTAAATGGGTCGGCTAAATCTCCAACTGCCCCACCAATTACTTGTAAATTCGCAGCTAAACCTATAGCCCCTTCTGGGTCTATAACTTTATCCATTAAATTTTTAACTTTATCTATTCCGAAACCAAGTCGTTGTGCTTGAGCTGCCATTCGTGTAAACCCTTGGACACCGTCTTTAAAGTTGTAAGCGTTGATGGTATTCATGTTATCCGCAACAGTTCTCATAAATTTACCAACATTAAGTCCCATTCCAACCGCCACGTCTCTCATTTCCATTCCTTTATCTAGTGCAGCGTCTACTCCTAGACCCATTTTGTCAAATCCTTGTACTATTCTTGCTGTTCCATCAGCTCCTAATTCTGTAGCTTTACCAAACATAGCTAATCGTGACATTGTATCATCAGAAATAGATAGATTCCTACCAATTACCTCACTTAAAGTTACCACCGCCTTTAAGGTTTCTTCAAAATTAATTCCTGCGTCCGCAGCTAATATAGCAGCGTCTGCAATATTCTCTTGAAATGTCTTTTGCATTTGTCCTTGGAGTCCAAGGTTCTTAACAACGTCTTTTCGGATTGTACCTTCTTTTTCTAAAGCTCTATTAGTCAAACTTAAGAGAGCCTCCATTTTTGCTTGACTATCAGTACCCGATGTTATTAGTTGTTGTATATCTTTGTAAAACTCTGCAGATTTACCTAAAGCTACATTTTGTAAAGCGGTAAGATTACTAGTGCTTTCTGTACTTTTCTCAATTGCTTTGGTGTTCTTGAGGATTCTTTCGTATTCTACTCTTTCTTTTTTGGTAAGTTCATACGATTTTCTTTTTCCTGTGAGAACCTCATTAATCTTGTCCATATCAATCTTATCATCTTCCCCTTCCACATAAGAAGGTATTGGTAGTTCTATTCCGAAAAATTTAGCTAATTTATTAGAAAGGGGATTACCTTTGGTTCCGTATTTTAAAATGGAATTTACTCTAGAATTATAGTCGGGTTCGTCTTTGTAGTTGAATATACCTAGGGGTACACCTAACTCAGGATGGGACGCAATATAAGGTTTTGCCCCCGATAAGATTCTTTCTATTAATAACTGAAGTTTTAATTTAAACATACTGGTGTTTAAATATAAATATTAGATTAGGTGTTTCTTTTAGATTTTGCTGTTTCTATCGCTTCTTTTCTGGTCTCGAATTCTTTAACCATTTTATCTATGAAATATTTTCTTTCATATACAGGCATTTTTAGTACGTCCGTATAGGAAAAATTAGCGTGTTTTATAAGATAATAGAGCTCATCGAGCATACCTACCCTATATTCCGAAGAAAGGACGAAAAAAGGCAACCCCAAATGAAAGTCTTGTGCTCACTTGGTTGCCTGACGGCGCATTAACGGTTAAATCTAAATCTAAACCTGGTTTATTCGTTGCGATGTATTTTCTCAGTTCTTGTGAATCTCTAATAGGCATTGACTGTATTCTTTGTGCGATTACACCCTTGTCTCTTTCACCATCAATTTCAGTTATATGTTTTTCTAAACGTTTAGTGACAACTGGTGCTACTTGTAACCCATCATACTCCGTAGTGATAGCCTCTAATTCTTTTTCTTCTAAACCTGTTAAAAATTTAAATTTAATAGATTTTTTAGAAACTGGTAGAGCAAAATCAAATTCTCCGTTTTTATCTGGTGTTAAAGTAAAATCTTTTGTACTAACCGATGAGAGGTCTACTGTATGTTCGAATGACTTCTTGTCTGATGGGTCTATCAATGTGATTTTATATGTTGGTCCGTAAGCAGTATTCCTTAAGAATATCAGAACTGCTTCTTTATCACATTCTAATAACTCGTCTATATTTACATCTGGTTCTAATATTTTTCTTCTAAGTAGTACGTCCACCATGTCACCCGATTGTACAAGATTTTGAGACATTAAAACGTTTTCATCAGATGCTGTTAAGTAAGTTACTTTTATATTAGATTTTTTACTATGATAGAATCTACCTTGAGACGGTAATTCAATCACATCATATGGTACTCCCATATTTAATTCTGATTGTGCTTGTGCTTTTGTTGGTTCCATAGTCTTTTATTTATTAAAAGTTCTTATATATTTCTAATATGTAAACATTTCAATAGCATAAGTATACTAAATGAAAAAATATATCATAAAAAGAATAAAAAAAGAGGAATGCAATCCTCTATTAAAATATAATCACTATCTCCATAAAGAAAAGAGTGGTTTTAGGTGTGGATTTAATTATGGAGCGTTCGACGGAGATAAACTAATCTCCCTATGTATTTTTCATTCACCTTCAGTACCTGAAACAGTTAAGGGTTGTTTTGGTTTATCCCCCAAAAATCAAACTGGTATTTTAGAATTAGGTCGTTTATGTGTAGTACCAACAATTCATGAAAAAAATTTCTTATCTTGGTTTGTTTCTTCTTGCATACGACACCTTAAAAAAGATACTGATGTGAGAGCAATTCTATCTTATGCAGATTCTAGTCTACATACGGGTTACATATATCAAGCTACTAACTTTGGTTATTATGGTTTAACATCTAAGAAAAAAGACTTTTGGTTTGATTTGGGTGATGGGGAATTTAAAAAACATCAAAGGGGACCTGTTAAAGGAAAAGCTGGGGAATGGAGACCTCGTACTCGTAAACACAGATATCTTATTATAGTAGATAAAACACTAAAGTGTAATTGGTCTAAGGAATCCTACCCTAAAACGAAGAATAAAGCTCCTTTAAATAAAAAATCCTCCAAAAAGGAGGATTCTTAATATAATTTTTAATTGGTTCTTAATAAACTAATATACATCTATCAGGTCTTAAGGTAGCTGAAATATTAGCTATTCCTTCATCACTATATCCTAAATCATTAAAGTTAACGTCCGTTAAGAAACATCCTTGAAGAATCCACTTCTCTACAACAACACCTGTAGGGTCTAACATCTCTAAGTCAACATCTTTTTTGTACCCCGCAGCGTATCCCATTCTTCCAGTTACTGATTCCGCGTGTAGTCTCGTCCACTCCATTAAAGCTTGAGCAGCAGAAGGACCGATTGGGTCTCTGAATGTAACGTTTATTGTGTTCCAAACAAATCTACCAGCTACATAAGTAGATGTATTTAAAAACGGTATTTCTACAGAACCTATACTGATGTTAGGTCTAGAAGTACTTTCCACATACCATTCGTTAATCCCTAGTGATGATGGGAAACGTAGTATAAACCGATTCTTTTTCTTCGGTTCATAAGGGATGGGCATTTTCATTAATAAATCAGCCATGTTATTTTAGTTTTTTATAATCTTATTATTTTACTATAAATATAAAGAAGTTTGGAAATTTCCGATATTATCTATTGACTTGCTTAAATAATTATTGTTATATATAATATAGCCGCTTTAAATCTTAGCTTTCATTATAAATAATTTATTTGCTTTGCTTCTTTCTAAATTAGCTTTTAATTGCCTTATAGCTTTTAGATTCTTATTATCGTCATCTAAAAATATAATCTCATCGAACTCATCTAACAACATATCTATTACTTCTGCTTTCTTAGTGTAGTCCGAGTTAGACCTTAATTGTGAACTGGTTTTAGGGTCATTAACCGCAAAAACTAACTCTCTAGACAACCTATTTCCTAAAGGAACCAGTTCCCCATCTTTATTCCTATACATCAACCAATCCTTAAGTGTACTATGAATGGTATCTTCTTCTGACCTTGCGGTTAAAATACCAACACTATAACCCCTATTTATAAAGTCGTCCATTACCTCTAAATTTGCAACTATGGGTTCCCCGGTCTTTATTGATAGTTCTACCGTATTAGGGTCCATAAAGTCTCTGTAGTCGTAATATTGTTGGTTTTCTGGTGTTACTTTTTCCTGTGCATACTCCATTGGTGTTAAAGCGACCTCCTCCTCACCAGGAAACTGTCTATAGATATAAATCTCAGCAGGTTCAACCAAAGTGTCGTCTAAGTCTAATAATACTAACTTATTAACATTAGCTAGTTCCACTAGTAAAGATTTTTGAATTCTTTGATGAATCATGTTATTTAAAATTTTGTAGGAATGGCCATAGTTCGTCACCCACTAACACTTTGGTTATTGAGGGCATCATCCATGGTGATACATTAGATAATTTCATTCCGTTCGTTAACCAAATAAAGACTTGTGAATTTTTAAGTGCACTAAACTGTGCTTCACCAAAGGTCCCAGCTCCAGCTGTACCGTCAAAACAAATTAAATTAGTGTCACAAACTTTTAACATATAAAGGTCTTGAACAACTATCTGTTCTCTAATTTTTTCTCTAAATTGTTCAAAGTTTTCATTACTTAATTCATTACTTTTCCATTGTTTGAATAGGTCTTGGAATTCTAAATCATCTTCTCTAACTGTTTCCGCTCTCATAGGATTTAAAATAGCTGGAGTCTCTAAACCCTTAAAATCCATTTGTCCTGTGGTTACCAACCTTAAAAGTCTATCATCTTTAACCACATGGTCTGGACCAAAAAAGTCTTCCACCTTACTCCTCCAAGAAGTAGCGTCCTCAGCAAAATCTATCCCCCCACCCAAATAAATAGCTCTAGGAGTGAATATTCCATTTAAGTCGTAAGGGTCTAACGCATCTATTAATTTAATAGTGTCTTCCATTTCAGATGCACTTGCATCTACTAAAAAATTAGAGGCTTTGTCGGTTAAAAATCTTTTGAACCATTTTTTTAGTCCAGAAAATAAACCATCCGCTTTTAATTCAGGGATACCCCCATATGAAATTTCTGCTAAATCTTCAACAGACTCTGTTTCTTCTGTTGTATTATTTAAAGCACTAATTAATCCTTTTTTTAATTCTGCTCTTTGGTCTCTGGACAAATAAGCTATTTCATCATTGATTGTTGTTTTGTCTTCGACAAACTCTTTTAAAATTTTTCTTGTGTTCATTAGTAATCTGAATTTTCTATTTTATTTCCTTTAATAATGTCTACCGCTGCAGAAGTACCTAGTCGTGTAGCTCCAGCATCTATCATTCTTTCAGCGTCTTCTTTACTATAAATACCACCCGACGCTTTAACTTGTAGTGGACCTGAATTGGACTTCATAATATTAACAGCTTCTGGTGTTGCACCTCCTGGTCCCCCACCCTCTGGACTAAAGAATCCTGTAGAGGTTTTTACAAAAACATTTCTTGCTTTTTCATTACCAACAGCCTCTATTACAATATCTCTAATTAAACCTGTAAGTTGTGCGACCTCATCATCGGTTAAAGCTGCAGATTCTATAATCCACTTAACCACTTTTCCTTTATCTATCCCTATAGCGGTTCCTTCAGCCACTTCTTTCATTACTTTATCTAGATTGCCGTTCTTAAAAGCTTTATAATCTACTACAAAGTCTAGTTCGTCAGCCCCATTTTGAATTGCTTCTAGAGCTTCGTCCATTTTAACTCCATGTTCACTATCACCACCTGGAAAACCTATTACGGTACCAACTAATATGTAACCCGTATAACCTTTTTTATCAATAAGGTATCGTGCTGCAGACACATATTCTGGTCTTAACATAACCAACTTCATCTTGTGCTCTATAGCGTCGTTTATTGTATCGAACACTATTCTATCACTTTCAGACTCATCCACTCCCGCTTGTTCAGGTGTTTTTAAATATGTGGAATCCATATAACGGGATAAACTATCCTCATCCTGTTCTTTTAATAACATTAAATTCTTAATTCTTTTTATTTGTTCGTTTAACATCTAGTAATTGTTTGTTTATAAATATATTTATAATATATGAAAAATCTTATTAAAAACATATTAAGAGAAGCTATTTCAGAGGAAGAGATGGAGGACTTTGCGGAAGGAAGAGGAAAAGGAGCAGAAAAGATAACTGATAGTGCAAAAAAGAAAGGTGGTAATTCCATGTTAACTTATCACCACTTTAAAGTAAAATTACCTTATTATGAAAAAGCATCTGAAGGTAAGTTTGATAAAGATAAATCATTAACTGAATATAAAAAACTTTTAGATAGGTTATATCAATCAACCAACGAAAATATGGATATGAAACAAATTGAATTTCAAGAAATTATGGGTAAGATTGAGGTCCTAGGTGAACTATTAATTGAAAATAAGTAATGGGAAATAAAATTAAGGAGATACTAATAGAAGAAACACAATCACCAACATGGGCTCCACAAGATGTTGAGAAGAGACTTAGAATAGTTTTCACTAAGATGCAACAGCTAGATGGTTGGGATAAATTTCTTAGTACGATTCAAGTAGAACATAAACCAGTGCACAACCCAAACCTTTCAGAACACCTTATTGGAATACTAAAATTAATGGGTGCAGACCCAACGGAGCTACAACGGTACACTTTTGATATGATATACTGGTTTGTAGAAGCCTTTATAAGTAACGGGTCATATTCTAGAGACTTTAGTGTAGGACCTATCAAATTAGTGGAAATACCTAAATTTGAAATATCAATGGACTATGTTGAAGAAGTATTTGAATCTAGAACTGGGTGGGGTACCATGGTAGGTGTTCGAACAAAAGAGGAGGCTTTAGAGATAGTAGAGTCTTCCCCGACAGACTGGATAGAAGATAGTGAACATAATGATTCTGATTATGGGGACCTAGTAGAGGTAGATAATTTTGAAGTAACCAAGGAAGAAAATATTGTTTTTAAGAGAAACTGGATAGGGCTAAGATGAGAAACTTAATTAAAAAAATATTACGAGAAGAATTCTTAAAAGAAGAAAAAGTGGTGGGGTTTGCTAATCCAACCAATAACTTTGTAGTTATTGCTGGTGGTCCCGGTGCGGGAAAAAGTTTTATAACTAAAAATCTAATTAATTTAGATAATGTGAAGGAATTTAATGTAGACCAAGTCCGTGTAATGACAGCTAAAAAATTATGGGGTGATGAGTGGGAGGAAAAAATATCCACACCTGAAGGGTATCAGGAAATACTCGACAAAACCTACACTACCTCTGACCCTAGAAACCTAACCGTTAAATTCCTAAAACAATTCCTAGAACAAGAAAGAGACCAATCAGTAAATGTGGTGTATGATGCAGGCGGGGGTCAGGAACAAGTTATGAAAGACGTATGGTCTCTTGCAAAAGAAAACGGATTTAATACAACACTAGTATATGTGAGGACACCTCTAGAATTGGCTCAATTAAGAAATAGTGAAAGACCTAGAAGTTTACCACCTGAAATGGTAGCACAATACCACCAAAAAGTTAAAGATAATATGAGAAATATGATTCCTATCTTTGATAATGTATGGACTGTAGACAATAAAGAATTAATAGATTTATCTGATAGGCCATCAGAAAATATAGAAAAAATTAAGTAATTATTTTATTGATGTTAAGTTTTATGTTTGGGTATTTTTCACAAGTACTCACCACATCCTTAATGTGTTTGTCCTTATCTTCCCAATACTCTATCTCCGTAGTTTCGGGGTACTTTTCTAAGAGTTTCTCCAATCTCTTTCCTTTGGACCTATCTCCTTCCTTTCCCTCTATAAACATTTTTTCATCAAATATAACTTTTTCATTATCTAGAATATCTAAAACGTTTTCTTCCACACTATCTATTCTATTTGTTAGTAACACTGTAATAGTAGAATTGTTAGACGATTCATTAAAATATTCTTTAATTGTTTCTTTGTTAAATTTGAAGTTCCATATGTTTGGGTCTAAACTTTCAGGTGTGTCCAGATAAGGACTGTCTTCGTAGGGTGTTTCGACTAAGGTATTGTCGAAGTCAAATAATGATAATTTCATATAGTTGTTTTTAAATTATATACAAAGATACGAAAACTTTTGGGATAAACCATATAAAATATAGGTAAATTAATTTGGTATTTTTGAAACATTTTATTAACTTTAGAGTATAATATAATAGAAAACGATAATAATTATAAAATAAAAGAAAATGATGACTTATATCCTAACCTACCTAATCCTTTCCATACTAGCAATGATACTATTTATTTTTGTAAACGAAAAACAATTACAAAAGAATTATCTGAAACTGGAGGAAGACCGTGATGGTTCTCCGTCTAATATATGGTATAATTTTTACATTTTTACTCATATACTTAAAGCCCCGTTTTTATTTCCAATGATATTCTTATTAATCTTAGGAAACGGTGGAAAGCTTATAAAATAAAAAAACCCTCTTCGGAGGGTTTTTTTTATAATATTATTTTTAATTTTTAACACGTACAACAAGTACATTCACAACTTGTTCCACATTTACATACCTGACAATCACACATAATTATTTATTTTTTAATTTTAGTTTATCTGCGGGACTCACAATATGCTTTCGCTAAACCGACTCTTCTACCCCATAAACTACCATCTAAGTATCCGTCAGCAATTGCATCTTCTGCATGTTCCCAACATCCTTTTGAACAACCATTTTTATATCCCTTATCTACACAATATCTGTGAAAAACACCTTCAGTACCTCTTCTTTCTATATCATCATCAGCTTTTTGCATCCACTGTTCTTCACTAAGTGTTGCTTCTTCTAATCTTAAAGCTTTCGTCCAACTTTCATTTATAGATATTTCATCATCAATATCCTCTAATTCTTCAGGCTCGTCTACTTCTGGATGAGGTAGTGGTCTTGTAACTTGGTCATAACCTCTCGACGCTCTCTGGTCTCTCCCAGAACCAACTAATTCTGCAGTGTAAGACATGAAATTATCTAACTTCACCAAAGTATTCTCAATTTGTTTTCTAGTTTTTCCGTCTTTTAAGAAATGCCAAGCTTTTTTAATGTTGTCGATTATATTCTCAATTCCTGCAGCTGCTGAAGCTCCTGGATTGTGTCCTCTCCATTCATCTTGTGCTTCACTTAACATTCCAGGTTTTAGAGTGTAATCTCTTCTATCTAATTCTCTTACTCTTTCCTTTAAAATACTTTTTCTAATAGATTCGTAAGTTTCCGCGACTAAAAAATGAACTTTCGCTAAATCTTTTTTCCATAACAAATTTTCTACTGATTCATAAAAATGAGTACCTCTTTCATGTCTAAATTCATGGTCTTCATCATAATCCATATCTTTTTCAAGATTATGTCTATGACTTCTACTCATATCACTATGTTTTAGTCTATACTCATCTCTTCCTTCGTCCTCTCCATAGTTATAAGTTTCTTCACCTTCAGAATCTTCATAAACTTCACCTCTACGAGATTTACCTGTTAAATCATCATCATATGCTCCTATAACGTCATGTTTGAAATGATGCCCATCATAAGATTCATCATTAGCCCCATCACCAGGATTAAATTCTCCTTTCTCATAGTCAAAACTCTCCTCAAAATTTTGGTCTGGGTCTGAATCATTTCTATAAACACCAACCACCCTAGACTTTCTTCCGTCGAACTCGTCTCTATCTGAATGGTCTATAGACTCATAATCGTCAAAAGTTTCATCTAAGTCTAATTCATCCTCAACCTCATCGAGTATTGCTATAGTCAAATCCTCTGAATCTTCTACATTTGTATTTGCTGGTGGAACTAATTGTTCCTCTTGAGGGTCACCACACTTCTCTAATAACCTACCAAGCTGTTCTTCACTAACAACTATCTCTTGTGATTTCTTCCCGTAGGTTTCATATAATGCAGACTTAAGACCTAACTCTTTTTCTACTTGTGATTTTTTAAAAATATGTCTACTCATTTTCTATTGTTTTTAAACGTTTTCAAACGAAGCTCCTGTTGGAGTTATTAGGAATTCAACACTAATGAATTCTAATGACCTAGTAGGTTTAATGTAAATCTTACCTTCTAATGTGTTTTGGTCTATTAATTGTGGGTCGTCAGATAATACAACTCTAAAGTCTGTAAGTCCTCTTTCTCTTCTAATTGAATCTAAAATTGGGTTTACTAAGTCTAAGAATTCATTTCTTACTTGTTCGTCATTTTGTTCGAACAGTAATCTAACAGCCACAGCTGATATCAGTTTTCTTGCTTGTAGAAGTAATCTTCTTACATTTATTCTATCTAACGCTGATTGTGCAACTTGTAAAGTTTTGTTACCCCAAATCACCGTACCAACATCTGAATAAGTTGCGATTGGATTTATTCTTCCTTGATATAAAGTATCCCTTTCATCTAATGTAAGTTTCTTTCTAGCTTTAACCGCGTTCACAATACCACGAGTGTAACCCGCTGATGCGAACCAAGGGAACGAAATATTATCTGTTAATGCTATATTTCTCATCACCTCATATGTTGGTGGTAAATAAATTCTAACATTATTTTCAGTGTCGTTGTTTAATACCCAAGGATAATACGTAGCTGTATAGTTAGAATCTATACCTACATTCTCCAAATTATCTACTGCTTCAACTGGTGAAATTATACTATCTATATCACTAGGTGTCGCTACAAACATGTTATAATCAGGTGTAGTAGTCACATAAAGTGAATCTGCTCTATCATCCTCTACCATTTCTATCGACTCCTCTACCAAGTTACTGTTATTAACATAATCAATACCTGGTGTAGCGAACACGTTAATGTTAACTGCTTCAGGATTAGCGAATGTTTGTATCGCGTCTAAGTATGGATAATAATCTGTACTTGCATCTAAAGTACCAATTGGTTTGAATGAACCGTCTCCAGTCGCGTTTGGATATTCTGTAGTTATACAAGCTCCTGCCAAATAACCACTTTGTCCTCTTCTATAAGCGTCAGAATTACTTCTTGTTTTTCTATAAATGTCCCATCCATCGAAACCACCATATGGTAATACGGTGAATTTTCTAGAATTTAATCTATAATATGGGTCAGTATTCAAAGTAGGCTCAGCTCTAAATGTAGCGTCTCCCACAACAAACTGGTCTGTAGTTCCTGAAGAACCTACAAAACACTCGGTACCACAATTTATAATTTTACAAAGTTCTCCTTGTGTGTAAGCACATGTTGCATCTTTGTCCATGTGGAATCCTTGTGTTAAACAAGGCCAGTCTTCACCCGTACCATCTGCACATTTATCTGTTGGTGCTTGTTTTCCTTTATACTCAAAGAAGTCAGGGTCAATTCCTCTAGTGTCTGAAATACCTAAGTAAACTTTTCTTACTTTATCTCCCGCACTAATTATCTGGTTATTTCCTGTAGCCACTCCAAATGGTGGGTCAAATATAACTTCACCTGGTGAGTCATATTTTGCCTTATAAATAACCGTTGGTCCTCTTCTTGAATCGTACTTTCTAAATTGGTATCCTTCGAATCCACAAGGTAGAGCGTCCCATAATGTATCATCAACCTCAACATCTGGATTAATTTCTAACATTACGTATCTACTATTTAATTCGTATTGTCCATCACTAGTTCCTATCTTTTTACCAACGTAAGTGTTAAGTGTTGGGTTTAAACTACATCTTGTGTATTTCTCTAAGATTATAGGGTTTGCATCGGTATCGTTAAAGTCTCTCACTATAATATCAAATTCTTTTCTCTCGAATGAAATATTGATTATTGAGAATTTAACTGCCCTATTAGCTGCGTTTCCATCTGGTATAGTTATGAATCTAAATAATTGGAATACTTTGAAACCACGTAATTCAGAAACAATATATGGTGTAACTGGTGTTTGCCATTTTTCTTGATAGAACGCAATTGTGTCTGTATTGTTAGCTGCTCTAAATGAAGGTAAGTCTAATAAATCACATCTCAAACCTCTAATATAACCTTGTTTCCAGAAATAGGTTAACATTTTTGGATACGACTCCTCAACAAATATAGGTACTTGTCTTCTATTTCTATCAAAATTACCTACACCGAATACTCTCTTAATATAATTTTTACTTGTTTCATTCATTGAAACATCAAACCATCTTACTTCAGCGTCTTTGTTTCTAGTTCTCATACCGAAACTACTGAATGGGTCGTTTAATACTTGTTGCCATGTACTTCCACTACATACAAATTCTACATGTGTTGTTCCTGTTATTTCATATTCAGGTCCACCCGACGATAAAGTACTCAATCCTCTTGAACGGAAAGTTGCTACAACCACATCATGGTAATCACAGAATGTTTTACCTGTAAGTTGACAAGTTGAGATTGAAGTAACCGCACTATAAAGACAAGTTTCTGCTGAAGTCGATAAGTCAGTAGCGATGTGTGATTGGCCTCCCTCGTAAGAACCTACAGTGGCTAATACTGAACGTCCTACATATCTTTGTGTTGTATCATTATAATCAAAGAAATTATAAGTCCAACTATCATTTTTATCGTTACATCTATAATCACAATCTGAACCTAATCTATTATATAAACCTAAAGCGTTACTATTACTAGTTCTGGACGCTGCTGAATAAGGAATAAACGTAGAACTTGGAGTAAGGTGTATTGGGTAATTTAATGTTTGAGCTGTACTAACAGTACTTCCAGAACAACCACTATCAAGACTAGTCCATTGATGACATCCATAAGAATAAGCTATCCCTGTACCAGAAAGTGGGTTACCTGATGAGGTACCCGATAACGAACTTGATGGTAACGAAGTAGGGGCTCCAGTTTCATCTAAACTTGGGTGGTCACAAACACTTAAGTATGAAGTAAGTTGTGAATACATTAGTTTTAAATCTGTTCTTAGTGTTGTTGAACTACCATTATATAATTCTATAGGTCTGTCTAAATGTTGAGCCACCCAACTATATCCTGAGAATACAGCGAAAACACTATCTCCTCCTCTACCCATATAATGAGTTGTACTACCTGTTATGTTAATGTAAGCTGTAACACTAACGTCACACGATTCAGTTGCTCCTGTTGCTCCACCACAACAAGTTGAACGACCAGATAAACCTGGAAAATTACATACGTGTTCTAGGGTTGCACAATCTAAATCACCCACCGTTACTATAGACCATGATGGTCCAGCGTCATAACCCGAGTACCCTAATACTCTTGTTACAAATAATTGATTCGATTGTTGTAAATAAGATTTCGCGATATACGATAATTCATATTTAGGAATTTGTGAGTCTGTATATTTCTCTGCACTTACACCACCAAAATAAGTAGTGAAATCACCATATGAACTTATAAAAATAGGTTCAAAAGCTGGTCCTCTTAAAGTTTCACCAGCAAGACCTAAAGTAGTTACCCCAACACTCTGAGATACAAAACTTAAATCCTTTTCTGACGTGTAAACACCAGGAGAAACAAAAACTCTGTTTGAATTGTTAGCCATCTGTTGTTATTTTATTAAAATGTTTATTCTTTTATTTCTTAATAAATATGAATGTCTTATCGAAAAGAAGTCTATAAAACCACCTATTTATTATTAGGTATGAATAAAGTATGACAAATTTCTCACTATAGAACATGAAAAGTAAAAAATTAATTAAAAACTTGAAAATTAATCCTGAAGCTCACCGAGTTTTAAAAACCTATTGTCAAAAAAATGGTCTTAAGATGTTTGCATTCGTAGAAAAACTTATAATAGAGAAATGCAAGCCCGAAAGAGACGTTTACGGTGAATTAAAGTAATTTTCCACAAAACTCAATTGACGATGGTTGAGTTGGGTCGGTAGGAGTGACCCATAAAGTAAATTGGTCGTTAGTTTTAAGCTGAATAATCCCACTGAAATTAGTGCCTAATGAACTAGACCCAATATATGGGATGTAACTTCCTATATTGTACTTACTACTAAACTGTAAATCGATGTCTGCCTCATATGTTTTTTGAATGAATTGAGATGTGGTAATGGTAAATCCTGTCACAGAAGAACCAGCGGTATCCGTACATGTACTTCCAGTTAATCCGTTACTAGTACACCCACTATAAAAATTCCACACATCACAGAATTTATTTGGGTTATCGTTCTGTGCTTTAAGTTTCTTTTTTTTGTATTTAGTTTCGGTCTCAAAGACCAATATTGAACGTGATATAGCTGGTGTAACCTCAAACTCTTCTTCATCAATCAAGAATCCTTGTAGTTGGAACCTGTAGTTTTGCATATAAAATCTTCTTTTCTCTAAATCAGAGATTTGGCTTTCATCACTTATAGTTTCTAGAATTATAGGAATATAATGACCTTTAACAAAGGTATATGCTTGTCTTGAACTAAATTTTTGGAGTACTACCCTATTAAATTGATTTAAGTCTCTCATCCTATTACACACTAACCTAACATCATACATAATATCTACAGGTACAGGCTGGGGAATTTTATATAAATCCATTCCTTTTCTCTGCCCGTCCCAAGTAGGTACCTTTGCGTAGTGAAAAGTTTTCCTATCTGGTATGGTGTATTGTAAAGAAGGGTTTGTCCCAAACTGAACATCTGGCTGTCTTACCACACATACAAATGGTAACTTAACGTTTTCATCTTGGTCCACAAAAGACCATGTATTAGTAAATTCTCCCCACCTTTGTATGGTTAGTATTTGGTCTAAAACAGGTACTTTTTTTCCCTGTAAAGAAATTTGTAATTCTTGAGACACAAAATCTAACATCCCCAAATCTAAGTCTGCGTGTAAAACACTCTTAGGTAAGAAAGTACCATCCTCCGTTATAAACTCAGCTAATTGTTTTCTTCTCTTAGGTGTGGCATATCCATTATATCCAGAAGGGTAATATCCTTGGTCCCTTACTACAGGATACATATCTAAGGTCTTTTTTATTTTTTTAGGTATTGCCATTTATTAAATTCCGTTAAACTCATTATCTTGTACCGGCGTACATATTATTGTCCTATAAAAAGACTTAAACCCAACTATCGTATGAGCATTATCTGAAGTAACTTTACCTGCATCTGCGATAGTATAGTACCTAACCCTATTTTCTGCTTCAGGATAACCAATATAATCTCCATACATAGGATTGATGTTTAATTCGTCTAAATGTTTTTTATAGACACTGATGGTTAAATTACCCGGTTCATCATATCTAACCAACCCACTTGCGTAGGAACTGTTGGTGGGTGCCTCTATTTTGACCAACCCCTTAAACTCCACTGGAGGATAATATCTTATTTCCTCGGACGCGGCTTCACCATATACGTCATCCACATTAGTTTTAGACCTATCTACACTATATAAAACTAAAGTAAAATTTAGCCATCCATGCAGATATTCCATACCCATTTTTTGTTGAAGTCCGAAATCCTCTTCCGCAAAAAATTTATTAACTCTTGTTATTGGAATTTTTTTATCACTCATAAAGGGTTTTTATTTATAAATATCTATTAAAGCCTTATCTTTGGTTATAAAATTTTATATGGTAGAAGTTAACATTCCAGAAAGAGAAGCTGCTATAGTACTAGAATCATATTCTGGTGCAAATAACTATATTCTAGAGTTAAAAGAAAAGGTTAAAAGTAAGTATTATAAACTCAGTCGTAATCAAGCAGAGTATATTCTCAAATATAAAGACACAACTCCAAAGATAGCGAGAAAATGGGTTGATGTGGACGAATACTATTCTTCACAACTTCAAGAAAATAAATTGTTGCCCACAAAACCTAAAAAAATATGGGTTGAAAAAATTCTAATTGAGAAGGACAAGTCTTTTCATATTTGGGGTAAGGTTGTAGATGCCGAACCTTTATACCAATTCTGGATACCTAAGTCTCAAATAGTTCCCACGAACAATAAAACTATTGAGGTGGACTTCTCACAGTTCTCCACCCGACCTCCTCTACCACACCAAGAGACCGCGGTAAAGCAATTATTATTAAATGATAAATTTATATTAGCTGATGATATGGGATTAGGAAAGACTACATCAGCAGTAATGGCTTCTTTACTCAGTAATTCTAAAAAAGTTTTAATTATATGTCCTGCATCATTAAAGATAAATTGGAAACGGGAAATACATAACTATGATAATAGTGAAGTGAGTATTGTAGAAGGTAAGAAATGGGGGGATGGGAAATACGTTATAATAAATTACGACATACTCAAAAACTTCCACTCTCTTAAAACCAAAGAAATAAGAACGATATTAGAGTCTAATTTTGATTTAGTTATTGCGGACGAAGCCCACTACATCTCAAACCCAAAAGCCCAAAGAACAAAAATAGTTAATGAAATTTGTAAAAAAATAGAACGGGTATGGTTATTATCGGGAACACCTATGACGTCTCGACCAATGAATTATTATAACTTATTAAAACTAGTTGAAAGTAGGGTAAGTCATAATTGGGTGGGTTATGTTACTCGTTATTGTGATGGTAGACAATTTCCTGGGCCTGGTGGTAGGAAAATATGGAATGTTAGTGGAGCGTCAAATCTAGATGAATTAAGAGAGAGGACCAAAAACAAAGTTCTAAGAAGATTAAAAGAAGAAGTGGTTGATTTACCAGATAAAATTATTACTCCAGTTTATTTAGAAATGAAATCTAAAGAATATGAAGAAGAGATGGGTGAGTATTTGGACTGGTCCAATAAGGACACCCAACAAAATCTTGCCATCCACTTAGCTAAACTTATGAAAGTTCGTCAAATTATTGCTAACGAAAAATTAAATAGTACTAGTGAACTAATAGACCAAGCATTAGAACAAGAGAAGAAAGTAATTGTTTTCACTAACTTTACAGCTCCTCTTATGGAGTTAGCTGAGAGATATAAGGATAAATGTGTTCTTCTTCATGGTAGAATGAAAAAAGAAGAAAGACAAAAAAGTGTAGATGATTTCCAAAATAACGATAAAATAAAAATATTTATATCTAACTTAAAAGCGGGTGGTGTGGGAATAACTCTTACCGCGGCAGAAGTAGTTATTATGAATGATTTAAGTTTTGTCCCGTCTGACCACACTCAAGCAGAAGACAGAGCATTTAGAATAGGTCAACAAAAAAATGTTTCAGTCTTTTATCCACTTTATGAAAATAGTATAGAACAAATAGTTTATAATCTATTACAACGAAAAAAGAATATTATTGACACAGTAATGGGGGATAATATTTCAGAAGAAGATATACTCGGAGAAATACTGAGTGAGTTGGGAAGGTTATAGATATTTATTATTATAAAACTAAATATTTATAGTTAATATGGCAACAAATATAACCAATAACGAAAGAACCAAATTATTTACCCAAGTACGACACCAACTAGGAGCTCCAATAGTGGGGGTTGAGTTGGAAGACGAGATGTTGGATACACTTCTTGAATTAGCAATTCTAGATTATGGAATGTACGTACAGGACTGGTTGATTGAAAATCAATGGTCATCCTTATATGACATTAATGTAGATGAAGCTGATTTAACTAGGTCGTTTATGACTAGAAGTTTAGATTGGGAAACATCTTTTACATACGCCTACTCAAAAATTGTAGGTCTACAAGCTGGTGGTCCTTGGCAATTAAAAAAAGATTATGTAACTCTAGTTAAAAACCAACAAATATACCAGATTCCAGCAAATAGAGAAATTAACGAAATAATGTGGTATACTAGACCTGAACTAAACGAAATGTTAGTTGACCCATTTTTAGGTGGGTTTGGTGGTTTAGGTGGTATAGGAATGGGTGGTGGTCTTGGAGGTTGGGCTCAAATGGGTATAGTTGGGTCTTATTATATGATGCCAGCAAATGACTTACTTCTACGAATGGCCGATAGAAATATTAAAAACAGATTAATTGGTTCGGAACTTACCTATAGAGTAACAGCAGGACCAAACGGTACAAAATTTTTACACCTTTATAATGTACCTGGTGGAAAATTTGATTTTGGAAGTCAAGAAATAAACGATTCTAGGTGTTGGTATTGGTATTACGATACTAATCCTGATAATAGAGACACTTGTCTAGAAGAAAATCCAGACATAATTTTACTTCCATCTGATGTTCCTTTAGATGAAATTACATGGGTCAAACTAAATCCTCCTGCACGTGCATGGGTAAGAAGATACTTTACAGCTCTTGCAAAAGAAACTTTAGGTAGGGTTAGAGGAAAATATAGTGGAGCTTTAAAAGTTCCTGATGCAGAATTAACTATGGACTACAGTAGTCTTCAAACTGAAGGTGTCGACGAAAAAGCAAAACTTATAGAAGAATTGACCACAAGATTAGAAAGACTTAGACAAGATAAAATGATGGAAAGAAAAGCTATGGAAGCAGAAAATCTAAATAAGTCATTACAATACCGTCCTTTTCAGGACCCTTATAACGTAATTTAAAATGGGATATCCGTATACTGGTACTGGCTTTCGTACAAGAGCTGATTTAACAAGACAGATTTATCAAAGATGTGAAACAACTGCAACTTTATCTGGTTCTTCGGATTGGGGAGATAATCTCAGAGTTAATTATTGTGGGTCTGGTGACACTTATAATTTTAGTGTTTCAGCTACTAGTGCAAGTACTGTTGTTGTTGCCATCAACCAATCTCCTCATCATTGGGGTTCGGCTCTTCAAATAAAAGCTAACACACTAACTGTTGGCACAGGAAATGATTTAGAAATAGATTTACCCACAGGAAACGTTTTAAGAGTAGCTTCTTCTAAAAAATACAAATATGATGTTGCTCCTTTATCTTTAGACCAAATTAAAAAACTTTTAAATGTGGGGGGAAGGACATTTAAATGGGTTATGAACAATCAACAAGACGTTGGGTTTATAGCGGAAGACTTTCATCAAGCGGGATTAAAGGAATTTGTAATTTATAATGGTCCACCCCGATTAGAAAACGTAGAGAGTTTAAAATATAAACAATTGACCGCTGGGTTGTTAGAATTAATAAAAGATTTATATAGAAGTCAAAAAGTCGGTGGAGGTCTCTATTCAGACGAAGTACACGAAAAAATCAAAGTAGTTACAAGTGATTATACAACAGAAGATATTAGATATATTATAACTAAAAATAATACAATAACTTTAACTTTGGACCCAAGTAAAAATAATAGATATTATATTAAAGCAATGTCACCAACTACAATTAAACCTCATTATGGTTTAATAGATGAAGAGTGGGAAGAAATATCTATGGGACCACAAAGTAGTGTAGAAGTAATTTGGGAGGGTACTTGTTGGTATGTTTTATCGTCAGACGGACTCAAGAACTCCTAAGTCATTTAAAAACTCTTCTGGTTCTTCACCCATCTTATTCCAAAAAAACTTTTCTTCATCACTTAATGTTAATATCTCCTCTAACGTATCCTGGTCACCTTCTCTTCTAGGTACTCCATTAATTAATTTACATTGTTTCTTGGTGAAGAATTCTCTCTTTTCTGGATTCTTAACTAATAAGGAATCTCGTACCTCAGTATCAAATACAACTAATAGGGGTTCTACACGTTTATTAAAAACATTAATATATCTTGCCACATTGTATTCTCCCGTTAGATTAGGGTTTCCTTGGATATCTTGTTCGTCTATCCTATAACACCTTAATAGAGTTTCCGTTGTACCATCTTTTAATTTTTTATTCTGAACATCACCGTGAGACATTGCTGTACCATTATTAACATAATAAATTGTATCCCCAAGACTAACACTTAAATTTTCTTTTAGAATTAATTCCATGTGTGCCATTTTTGACATTGGGTGTCCAGCTTTATTTTTCTTTTTAGCTCTTGCCTTATATTCACCCACAGTTAACTTAACTCTAGATTTATTTGCTATTTTAGATAATGGAATTTCTTTGTTATAGATTTTTTCTAAATACTCATAATAGTAATCTACAAATTCTTTACCTTCTCCATTCAATAAAAATTTTAATCCTGTATCTATAAAATCGACCACATATTCTTGTAAGGTCTTAGATTTTATTGTATTACCTGTTAATTTTATTTTTCCTTTATCTGTTAGAAGTGCATAATTTTTTCTTGCTACATTAATACATGAAGGCCATTGTCCATCAGTATCTAAACCCATTTCATCCACCATAAATAAATCATTGTATTCTGCTACATGTGCTTCAGAACCAGTATATTCTTTTCCTTTAACAACTAATTCATTATTACCTAAACCAACATATGTATGTTTATCTAAATCTGAAGGACAAGAAAAGTTAACCCCATCAGTATCTAATACTAAAGGTTCATAACCTCTCTTCATAAACCATTTTATCATTTGTCTTAAATATTGTCTACCAGTACAAGTAACCCTTTCCCCACTATCCATTTCTCCCCACGGAAAAACCTGTGGAGCAGACAAAGAACCAAACATAGAATTAATAAAAATTTTAAGGGGTAGTTGTTTTCTTCCGTAAGACTCAGATTTTTTATTATCGACCCCATAATATTCACCAGATAATTTTTTATATTTAATACGAGTATCTCTAAAATATTTTAACATTGCTTCGGTAGCTCCAGTAACATCACAATCTGGAAATACTTTATGTACTAATTGAATTGATGGGTATAGTGAACTAAAATCTAATTTTAATACATCTTGGGAATATCCAGTCTTAACCAATTTGGAAAGCCCACCAACGAAAGGTCTTTTTTCGTCCTTTTTTGGTATCGCTAAATTCTTTTTATATGACCACGCTAACATTAATGTTTTCCATAATGTCGCGGTCCCCATAGTAGAAACTCTTTCATATGTGGTTGGAACCATTGTGGATAATAAAAAAGAAGCTTGACTAAATTGTTCATCGACAACCATAGTTTCATTTAAATCGTCTTTAAGATATAACTCTATAAGGTGTTCTCCAGTTACTTTCTTATATGTGTTTGGGAACCTAACTAATAAATTACCTAAACCTTCTTCACTACATAATTTATATTTACCATTCCTAGGATTAAAATAATAATCTAAATTATCTTCATATATTTGAGAAATTTTATCTCCTTGTACATATACCCTCGTCGGTGAATTTGCACCAATAAATTCTGTTATATATTTAAGACCCCACGATTTTATATCTGAATTAATTGTTTGAGCTCTCCTAACTGCGTGAGCCACATCAACAACATTATATCCCCACATAACCGTAGACTTATAATCTTCTACTTCTGCCCCTAACTTAAGCATTGAGTCCCTTCTTCTTATATTTACATTAGGGTTTAATGTTTTTGCTATAGAATTTATTTCTAACCCTAATATTTCTGCTCTAGTTATTATCCACTCCCAATCAAAGAAAGCGGAGTTATAACCACAGATAATGGTGGGTTTTAATTCATCAATATATTCGAAAAATCCTCTTATGAGATTTCTTTCACTCTCCTCATCATTAGCATATAACACTTTTTGATTTCCTCTATTATCGGACATCCCAATTAAGAACATCTGACCATCTTGGGGCCTTAGTGACGTTGTTTCAATATCAAAAACAAATCTATGAATGTCATCATATTCCTCAAACCCCTTAAATAATCTTTTACCTGTTTGTACGAGATATTGTTCTACGGGACTTAATACAATTATAAGTTCCCTATTTTCTTTTGCCCATGGGTCTAATCCTCCTTCTCTAAAAAACGATATAAGATTCCTATATGTTTTTGTTGTCTTTATCATGTACCGTAATCCTTCCTCTAACCTATCATTCTCTTGTGTTTCTAAAGAATGGATAAGAATTCCATGTTTAGACATTGCCTCTTTTTGGGCTGCCTTATTATTTCTATAAAAATTTCTCTGTCGTAAATCACCAACCCAACAAAAAGGTATGAATTTATCTTTCTGAATCATCTTTCCCTTGATTGGGTCTTCTTTGATTTTATAAATTGAACTTGTTCTGTAGTCGTACTCTACAGCTACGATATAATTTTCTGGGTCTTCTCCTTCTAAGAATTGTTGGATTTCTGTTTGTGATAGTTTCATGTATTTTAAATTTTACGTTTGTAACATTAGCTTCGTGACTGTCACGAATTTTACTTAACATTTACTAAAATATATGAATTTTAATTCAGGTTGTCAATTAACAATCGCAAGAACTATTGACGAAACTTTCTGTAACATTAATATACAAATCTTCTCGGACTGGAACAATTAATTCACTACATTCTTCCACTAAAGTTATATTAAATTGCCCTTGGTATCTCCCCACCTCACTTACATCTCCAGTTTGCCATCTATAATATATGTAATATTCTACAGGCATCGATGGGTCTATTCTGGTTTTTGCTACAACTCCAGCAGCTCTATTTAATATTACAAAAGCACCATTCTTAGTGTCTTTCATTGAAAATGTAATTGCAGAATTAACCAACTTTTGATAAAAACTCTCAAAATCATTTCTTCCATCTTGAATGAGTTGCATCTTTAGTATTGGTTCGTTTGAATGTTGTCTAACAAAAAATTCCATAACAATTAATATTTAAAAGATTCATAACTTAACCATATTCTCCAGTTGATGGCTGTTGTGTCGGTTAATCCACTTACTGTCAACTTCAACGACTGGGAATGATTAGTTGGTTCTAACCTAATTCTACAAACGTTTAAAGTATTTCCTGTAGTTACAAAAGTAGGTGACCACGCTGGTGCTTCATTCACTGCAAAAGCGGGCCAATCAGTTGTGTCGTGGTCCCACTGAAGTGCACCATCTCTATTTACTAATTGTCCAACTAATCCTTGAGAAGTGGATGAATAATTACTATCCCAAACTGCAGTTCCTCCTGTTGGGTTAGCGGCGAGAGCCCTTTTTATTTTTACACTATACGTATAACCACTTTGTGCTATAAATCTACTTCCCGCATTACCATCAATAAATAACTCAGTCATTGGTGGAGATACCAGACCTGGATTGATAGTCGCACCCACATATTCAAGTGGGAAAATGGTTGGGTAAATAGAGTTACTATATAGACCACCTTTTGTTAAATCACTAAGAACCCTATTATTGGTTAAACTATCCCCAACAGTTATATTGGTTGTTCCAGAAATATCCCCAACTACAGTTAAAGCTTTATTTGGAGTTTTAGTGTTTATACCTACTACACCATCTCCACCTCCTCGTGGTGCGTGATAAATACTGTTTGTTGGTGTTGCCGCACTCCAAAACGTATCCCCCAAAGGGGTATAGTTACAGGACACATATCCTTTACTAGCTATCCTACTATCTTGAGTGCAGTCAGACATATTTTAAATTTTAATTAAATTTAATAGATTTATAATCTAAAGTTACGTTCCACGTCACATCGGTGTTATCTGTAAGTCCACTTACAACCACACCTAATGTTTGGTTCAAGGAATTATGTGTGATACCTAATACCGCAGTATTTAACGTAGACGCTGTAGTTGTATTAGTGGCAATTAATGTTCCTGGGTAACTATAAGACTCAGGTAAACCAACACTCAAACCTCCCTGTGAAGTTGCAAATTGCTCTTGACTATATGCGTACTTAGTAGTAATTGGATAAGATATTGCTGTAACACCATCTAAATTTCTTGCTATAAATCTTGCTGTGTTTTCAAATCCACCTACTCCAAATTCTTCAAAATTAAATACAGCCGTTTCTCCAGTTGGAGTTACTGCTATAGCTCTAAGTTCGACATCGTAAGTGTAACCACTCTGTAGAACAAATTTACCACCATCACCAACAATATCTAACTCTTTGAATGCATATCTATTTTCTGGAGTGAAAACCGCTGGATTACTATACCCACTAAAAGTTATTGGGAAATCTACTAATCTAGTAGAATTAACTCTAAGTCCTTGTGTTAAGTTAGTTTTAACTAAGTCTACTGGTGTGTTTCTATTCCCAATTTTTACTTCTGGTCCAATTACAATTGTAGAATCAGAACATCCTGTAATAGTGTTAACTGTTAAAGTTTGTGAGTATCCTGATGTTGTACCTGTAACACCGTCAGCTGCATTACAATTACATAAATTTAAGTGACCACATATAGTAGTATCACCTGTAATATAAACATTTTTGGTTACCTCTAAATTACCATCTACAGTTGTGTCACCACTAAATGTAGAACTTTGGAATGTTGTTGGACCTATAAAATTAGTATTACAATAGAAGAACGATGTTGAATTCACGTGTAGTTCATCCGTCGAACAATTGTTTCCTAAGTAAGTGTCCCCCGAAACTCTTATTCTAGTTCCTGTTATATCCACACTACCTCCAAAAGCTAACCCCCTATCTGTTGTTAAATCTTCTTCTAGATAAGGAACTCTAAAAAGTTCATTACCTGGAGTTATAACACTTAAATGATTAAATGTGTACCCTGTGGTAGCTGGTGTATCTGCACCAGTAAATAAAGAAATATATCCTGACGGTGGTGCTCCTATTATTGATGTATTTTCTACTTTTATCCTAAGTTTTGCTGACATGTTCTTTTATATTTATTTTTATTTATTTTTTAACTTAATATTAAATCGGTACCTAAAATTACCGCTTCTCCGTCTAAATTTATTATACCATCTATTATCCATTCATCTGCATGAATAACTTGGTGGTTTGTATATATACAATAAATATCGTTTGAATCTACAGGGGATGGGTGTGCTCCACGTGTTAACATATCCCTCAATTTTTTAGTCCCATTCTCTGTTTGACACATATTGACTAATAAAACGTCACCTGCAAACTGAGTTTGTCCACTAAAATTAACCCAATTCAAGAAAGTGGTACCCAAAGGTACTGTTCCCCCTTGCCAATTCTCTATTATATTTTTGCATTTACAACTCATTATCTGTAAAGATTACCGTATACCAACATATTTGATGGTAAACTATAGTTTATTTTATATATAATTATTTTGATTACGTCCTTTGGCCCCGCGCAGAACGGTAAATTCACAATTTCTTCTGTTCCCGTACCCAAATCTGGTACAATATAGAACTGATAACTACTAATATTATCGGTTATAACACTATTAAATCTAATTCCCGTATAGTCATTATTTCCTATATAAGAGGATAGTTTGTCAACAGAAGTAGTTATACTTCCCGACTGTGCTGCGGTATACCCACTTAAGATTATACCTAATGGGTTGGTGCAAGTATCCCCAGTTATACCTGTCTCTACACATGTTGCAACAAATTCAATATCTAAATCTACCGAATCACCTTCAGTTAAGTACAATATTCTACCTGGGTGACAAACAGTTCCTTGACATGCACAATCCACTAATTGGTACCTATCCTTATTTACTAAATAGTTATGTATTATTTCGTCATTACCTAAAGGCTCAATATAATATCTCATTTGTGATATCCCACCATCAAAGGTTCCCGCAAAATTCTTTTCTATTAGTAAGCCTAAATCTTTATAGTCTCGTTGGTAAGGCCTACAACTATTATTACCATTAAATGTCATCGTCTCCAAAAGTCCTTGTGACCCACCACCCCAAGAAATATTGTATGGGACCCCCACCTGTAATTCAGGTTTGGTGTTTAATCTTCTAGGTATTACTTCTTCAAAATCTGGTATTTCTAACACTGGCCTTCCATTTACAAAAAGCGTTAAAGTTCCTCTTCTATACGCCAATTCGTCTACCCACTTTCTAGTAAATTCTATTTCTTGTTCTGGAATAGGATTTGATGTTATAGCGTCCAGACCTGGAGGTATTATTTTTATTAAATCATTAACTCCCCCTTCATTCTCTAAATCACACCCATACCAACAATAGTCCCTTTCAAACCTTGCACTTATTAATAACCACGGTTCATTACCTATTTGTGTAGAACCTGTTAAATTACATATAGGGTCAGTCGTGTATTCCTCAGTCATAGTAAACGCGGTAGTATAAGTAAGCCCAGTCATACAAGAACCAGTCATTACACAAGTTCCAGTATAATATATGGCCCTAAATCCTAATCTATAATCTGGAGTTAACCTCAACCCAAAAGAATTACTACCCACATCAATTCTATTATCATACGTAGTTGCACTAATACAACTTAAATGTTTATTACCACACACATCACGAGTTTCGGTACACGCTGATTGTTGAAGTGGCATTGTATCTCCCGTACATCCATATACAGATTCTTTACATGTTCTTTTACCTGTTTCCCCACTATAAGGGTCCCAAAATTTATTTTCTGCTCTTGTACCCATATAATAAAAGAATCCTGCATTATTTGGATATTTGTGATTTAGGGTGTTAGAATACGCTGGACAAATTTCAGCATTTTGTCTTACTTTAAGTAAACATTCTACTGTCCACCCACATTCTGCACGAGTTGGTAAAACTTGATATGGTTGGTCTTCTAATTTAAAAAATCCTTGATAAAATCCGCCATATAATTGTTCGTAGTTTCCTGCACATGTATCTGCACTACTCACAATGTTATAGTCATAAGCGTTTTGAGTATAACCAGTTATTTGTTTTAATTTAAGTCTTCTATCGTAATGGAGTGGGTCGTGCCTATATTCGGTAGGTAGAGTTTCCCATAATTTTAACGTCTCCAATTTACATGGTGTCTGTATGTATCCTACTTGTATATCTGTTTTTGCTACAAAAGTAGTACTTCCCACAAATCCCGTACCTCCTATAAAGTTTGCGTATTGGTATTCAGTAGGTCCCCCACCCGCTGCATATGTTGGTGAAGGGTCATATCCACTATTAAAAACTCGTTGAAGTCCTCGACCAAAAGTACCAACTATTTTTGTAGTTTTATTACCTCCCACACCCGCTACTGATTGGGTGAAGGTTATTCCTCCCACTCCGTCTAACGTCACAGTAATAGTTCCATTATGACCATTTGCTCCTTCTACCGCATTTTTTATTTGTATTGCTGCATTAATTCCATTTAATCCGTAACACTGTGCAAATGTTACTACTGAACTTGTTGTACCTGCTGGAGGTATTGACCCCCCTACGGTTACTTCATCATGAAATCCAAGAGGGTAGGTACTGGTACCAGATTGTCCTCCTGTTCCTATCGATGAATAGGTTACACTTCCGTTTATCCAATAGAGTTTGGTTGTCCCCACAGTATCAGTTAAAGATAAAATAGCGTAGTCATCAACTCCTGATGCCCTCATTGTCATAACCATAGAAGCTGTGGTTGCAGTAGCTCCACTTCCCGGTGTACCCAAATATTCAGCATCACTTAACCTTAATTTATATACTTGTTCCCCAGGAGTTCTAAATTCACAACAACTATCATAATAATATAAAGAACAATCATTATAAGATAAAAAATTATCACTTATACTTGTTGCTGTACTCGTTAATACTCCTCCTGTGTTAGGGAAAGTTCCCGTTGTTAAACTACTTACAGCGGTTGGCGTCCCCACTGTCCAAGTGTCCACAGAAAAATCGGTAGTTCCTGCAATTGTACTTCCTGTTACATACCCCTCAAATACTGTAGTGGCGGTAAAAGCAGATAAACAAAAATCACATTCGTTTGTATTACCACTCATATAATAAACTAAACTATTATCAATTCCAGTTAGTCCCACATCACATATCGAAGTAACATATCTACCGTCACCAGTATAGATACTTGCATAACATGTGTGACAAACACAATCAGCATCGTGAGCGTCTGGTTGGGATTTTTGCCAATAACTTAGACTTAAAAGTGTATTATCTGCATGATATTCATTACATACCAAATTAGTGTATTGGGTGGTTGCGGTTTTACTTAAATCAAACCACGCGACCAAAGTATTAGAAGGAAAAGCTACACCGTTTTCGATGTCTGTTTCATTCCCCCACGCCCCTATAGGGTATTTTGAATAGATTACTTCCTTATTATAGTCTTTCTCGTCAGATGCAAGAAAGAAGTCATAGTACGAACTATAGTCAATATGTGCGTCTAATCTGTTAAAATAATAGTTATTTAAATTTTGTGGTCCCATTATTCATAAATACTTCTTTGATTACTTAATATTTATAATAAAAGTATATACTATGAATAAAGAAACAAAAAAACATAATTGTGGTGAAATCCACCCTGACCAAGAACACGAGGATTGGTTGGCAGAAATAGAATCTGAAGATTCTGGTGAAGAAGAATTAGAAGAGTTAGTGGACTATGATGGGTCCATTATGAGTTCTAAGATTCCACTAAACTATAATAAAGCGACCAAAGTAAGTAGAAGTACTAGTGACGATGTAGAAGCGGTTAGTCATCAAAAACCAAGAGGGTTCTATTTTAGACGTTATTGGGCGGAGTCCTATCAAGGAGCTGGTCTCGGAGATAATGAAGAGATTGATTTAATGGCGGGAGATGAGACAATTGATATGTTTATGGATGATGACGATGGTTATGGTTTAACTTATGATAAGGCTGTCGAGAAAGCGTTAGAAAATGGAAAGATTGTAAATGGGTCAAAAAAACAGTTAAAGTCTAAAAAAATGAGAATTACTGAGAAAGATAAAGTTAAAAAAATAGTAGAGAAACTTTTAAGTGATAAGAATGGAGATAATGATTTGGGGGATAAAGAACAAGAATTGCACGATGGAGGACTCAATAAAACCTTACAAAGAAAATGGGATAATCTAAAAAAAGCATTTACTGATAACGGTATTGACTGGAAGGAATTTATAAAAAAACAACTATAACAAATGTCTGACATTTCTTTAAGAGATAAAAAATTTAAAGTATCTGATAAAGTCATAGAGAAAATTAAATTAGCTTTAAATGATTTCGAGGGTCCAAGAACAACGGAAGGATACGAAAGAGCTAAAAATTTAGTTAGTGACCCAATTATTTCTCTTGCACTTTTAAAAAAGATAAATAATTTTTTTAGAAATGCGGATGAAGAAAAATGGCCTTATAAATTAACTGGTGGGGATTATGGCAAAAAGTTTTTTTCTATTTTAGAAGACAAGGTAAGAGATGGTGAAGAAACTGGAAGAAAAGTTAAATCAAATGTATTATCTAATATTTATAAGAGTGAACATACTAAAGATGCTCATAACTCTAACCCTACCTATGTCAATGTTCCCGAACCCGACAAAGCAAAAGGACTACGAGAAGAAGTTAAAAGAATAAATAAATTAATAAACTTATATTAAAAATAAAACAAAATGGCAAATACTAACGAACCAACCGCAGGACAACAATTAAGTGATACCGCTGCAGCAGAAAGAAAAAAAGCTTTTGCACGTAATGGTTATAATCCAGCAGCAGAAGAGGCTGGATATTCTGTTAACCACCCTAACGCTTCATCTGATGGAGATGAAAAAGGTAGAGGAACTGCAACTAATTGGAGTTCTACAGATGCAGGAACTAGGACAGACCAGTTAGAGAGAAAAAGTTTAATAGTAACAAATCAATATAATTCCAAAAATCGTTACTATACTACCTCTCCAAATGATGACGCTACCGACACAATTAATTTAACTCCTTAAGAATTACTAAGTAATGAAACTTTTTAATACATTAAAAACATTAATTGTAGAATCAGCAGATAGAGCAGAAGTGTGTAGTGCAATTGATGGCAGAAATGTAGTAAATATTTATTATTCAGGAGATATGACCCTACATCCAGGGAATAGAACAATTGAACCTGTAGCTGCAGGAGAAACTAAACTAAAGGGCAACCAACGAGGTAATCCAGTTGTACGTGCATGGCAAACAGCAGGAGCGACTGATAGACCCGAAAAAACTCCAGGATGGAAATTCTTTAGATTAGATAGAATATCAAATTGGGACCCTTTAATAGATACTTTTGACCAACCTCGTCCTAACTTTAATCCAACAGGCGATAAAAGCATGTATAATGATACACCTTGGTGTATAGCAAAATTTTAAAACTATGGACGAAACAACATTACAACAGTCATTGGTAAACGCAGCACGTTTTATGAACCATGATAAATTACAAACTGAAAGTACTGTATCAAAAAAAGCTGTCATTCCCGAAACCCCTTCTATTCCCCAATCTATGGGCAGTAGACAACCTGTAAATCCTATGCCTCATAATACTCCACCTATGCAAGCAGGAAGTATTCCACAACAACAACCGATGGACTTAAAACCACACTCTAAACTTACACGAAAATCTATTATGGGTTCTAACTTACCTGAAGCTGTAAAACAAGCTATGATTGAAAATCCTATTCCAGATATAAATACTGGTGCTAATCTGAGCCCACAATTTATGAACGAAGTAGCCCAAAAAATGAACAATCAAGACTATAGTGTAGATGGAATGAGACAACAAAGCAATTCCAACATATCCAATATTATTAAGGAAAATAATTCACAACCATCCCCAATACCACCACCCCAAGTACCTCTTGAGTCTTCATCACTTAAATCTGAAATAAAAGCTATTATTACAGAGACTTTGGATGAATTAATTGAAGCAAAAATCAATAAAGCTTTATTAGGGTCTACAAATATTAAAGAAAATTTAACCCTTAGAGTAGGTAATAAAGTTTTTAGTGGAAAATTATCAAAAGTTAAAACATTAAAAAGTTAACAATTGACATAGTTGCAAAATTTTGGTAAGTTTTACTAAAATTAAATTATATGTCAAAAATTAAAGTACTCGTGTTACCCAGTGATAGAACTGGAGTTTCAAAATTTCGTTCAGTCGACCCTCACTTATGTCTTCAAAAAATGTATCCAGATGAATTTTGGGTAGATATTGATTACTCTCCAGATTTGGAAAATGACAAATTCTTACAAAAATATGATATTATTCATTACCATAGAAGTTTATGTCCTGACTATCAAAGGTCATTAAAAGCTATAGAAAGAATTAAAAAATTAGGTATCCCATCTATTATGGATTTAGATGATTACTGGTTA